CCATGCCCGAAATCGACTCCGAAACCGTGAAGGCGGAACAGGAGAAAGAAAGGAAGATTCGGCAACTGGCCACGGGCCGGGACAAGACGAACATTACGCGCAATATGCTTGAGGAAGAGGAAGCCCCGGTCAAACGGACCACACTGGGGGGATAAAAAATGCCTGAGGACAAGCGGGTCGAAAAATATATCAGAAGACTTCACGACCTCAAGAACGAGCGGCAGTCGTGGGAGGGTCTGTTCAAGCGGATTTCCGACTATGTGCTACCGCGCAAGGGCAGATTCGATCGCGACAGCAAGCCCAACGACGGCCGGGAGAAGGGCGACAAGATTCTTGACGACGTGGCAACCAGAGCTCTGCGCGTGCTGGCTGCGGGTCTTCAGGGGGGGCTGACCTCTCCGGCCAGGCCGTGGTTTCGGTTGGGGACACAAGACCCGGACTTGTCTAAGCAAAAAGGGATAAAAATGTGGCTCCATGAGGTCGAGCGCCGCATGTACCAAGCCCTGGCCAAGTCAAACTTTTACAGCCGCGTCCACGGCCTTTACACCGAGCAGGCCGGGTTTGGGACGGGATGCATGATCGAAGAGGCTGATCTCAAGACCAGGCTGCGCTTCGACCTGTTCACTACAGGCGAATACTGGCTGGCCACCGATGCCCACGGCATGGTGGACACGCTGTACTACGAGCGGCAAATGACCGCCCGCCAGCTTGTCCAGCAGTACGGTCTCGAGGCCCTGCCCAAGCAGATACAATCGAGCTTACAGGACAACACCAACCGAGATCAATATTGGAAGGTTTTGCACTGCATCCAGCCGCGGGCTGAATTTGACCCGGAGAAAGGGGCGAGAGGGGTCAGAAAGCACATGCCGTTTGAATCGGTTGTGATCTGCGAGCAAAAGATTGTTTTTGAGGGTGGCTACTTTGAGTTTCCGGTGTTGGCTCCCCGCTGGGACGTGACAGGGGCCGAGGTGTACGGGCGCTCTCCAGCCATGGACGTGCTGAAATCGGTAATCATTTTGCAAGAGATCAACAAGACCGAGCTGATGGGGCTGCACAAAATGCTCAACCCCCCGATGAAGGTCCCTGCAGACTATGCACATCGGCTCTCACTACTGCCCGGGGCCGAGAACCCGGTTGCGCTGAGCAATCCGGATGCGGTTGGTCCTCTCTATCAAATCTCTCCAGACATCAAGGCTGCGGAATACAAGCTGGAAAGAGTGGAAAACAGGATACGCGAGGGGCTGTTCAATGATCTGTTTCTGATGATCCTGGAGAGGCCCGGGATGACAGCCACGGAGGTTGTCGAAAGGCACGAGGAGAAGCTGCTGATGTTGGGGCCGGTGATCGAGCGTCAGCAAACCGAACTGCTCGACCCGCTGATGGAGCGCACCTACGCGATTTTGGAGCGCCATGGCCTGATCCCGCCCCCCCCTGAAGAGATCGAAGGAGAGGAGCTGAAGGTCGAATACATCTCGCTGCTGTCCCAGGCCCAGAAGCTGGTCGGAACGCAGTCCATTCACGGCCTGGCAGCCTTTGTGGGCAACCTGGCCCAGATGAAACCGCAAGTGCTGGATAAAATTGATGAAGATGCCGCTGTAGACGAGTATGCGGACATGGTAGGCGCGCCCCCCTCGGTGATCAGGTCGGCGGACCAGGTCGCCCAGATTCGAATGGCCAGGGCCGAACAGGAAGCCCAGGTGAGACAGCAGGAGCAGGTCTTGGCGGCCCAGCAAGCCGCAGGACAGGCTGCCCAGACAGCCAAAACCCTGAGCGAGACCACAACCAACAATCCCGACAATGCGCTCGGAGCGCTTCAGGAGATGATGACCGGTGGCTAACCCGATTTTGGGACAGGACCCTGACGAGAAATTGAAGAAGCAGTATCCGAACCTGTTTTGGAAGCCTCCGCAGTACAAGGCGGGGGTAACCGGGGCAGACACTAAGCTGGCTTGGCAAAGGGAATTCGATCTCCGCAAGTGGGCCATGCTCAACGACCGGGCAGCACAAAGGCGCTATCAGCAGCAGCTCAGGTCTCCAGTCGCTACCGCTTTCGGGGCAATCCCGGAAGATGTGAGGAAAAGGGACGTGCGCAGGGTTACCCCCAGGATGTGGCAGGAGCATGTGGACGAGGAGCTTAAGTCCAAGGGATGGAGCAGGGATCAGGTCCCGAAGGACTTCGACGCCTCGAAATATACGGTAATAAACGGTCAAGCATACACCGCCGAGGAGATGAAAAAAGCGGGGTATCAACTTTCAGACGGTTACTGGACAGTCCCAGACCCCTATGCCGGGGAAAGGAAAAAGACAGTTGAGGCCCTAAAAAGGGGAGAAAACAAGTCCCTCAGAGCCACCATCTTGAGATCCAGGCCCGGATTCCAGTCAACCAAGAAGACCGGTCCCCGGGGGGTTGAGGCCAAGGCCCCCGTTCAGGTCAGAACCCTGTTGGGCGGCCCTCCTGGAGATGTCGAGATTAAAAAGAAGAAGCAAGCCTGATGGAAATGCTGGAACAGATAGAAACTCTGAATGCGGACCAGAGACGCGAGTTCGACTCCCTGCTGGACGATATCAAAGCCGTTTTCGGCTCGGATCGGGGCAAAAAGGTTCTCGTGTGGATATTGGACCAGGCAGGCATCAACAGGTCGGTATTCACCGGCAACAGCAAGACCTATTACAATTCGGGACGTCAGGACTTTGGGCAGGATATTCTGCGCATGGTCAACTTGGCCGATCCGGAAATATACTTGTCAATTTTACGCCAGCGTGCGCTGGACCTTAAAAAGGAGAAAAAACATGAGTGACGATCCGATTCTGGGCCAGGATGACACCGGCCCCCAGGACGGCGAGACCCCTCCTGTAGACGATCCAAAGACCAAGGCCCCGGAGGGGCAGGAGCCCGAAACGCCCCAGGACGGCGAAACCCCCCCGGAGGGGCAGGAGCCCGGAGAGGACCAGGGGTCCGACACTTCTGACGACATCCCCGAGAGCCCCGATGGCTATGACCTCCAGGTACCGGACGGGATGCGTGCGGACCAGGAGCTGTTGACCCAGTTCAAGGGTGTGGCCCACGAACTCAAGCTGTCCAAAGACCAGGCCCAGAAGCTGGTCGAGTTCGAGGCGGCAAGAGTCAAGGCCCAAAACGAAAACCTGGGGAAACAGCTCAACGAATGGAACGAACAGATAAAGCAGGACTGGGGCAATAAGTACGAGGAGAACCTGGCTGCGGGCAAAAAAGCGCTTGAGGCTTACGACAAGAGCGGGGAGGTTTCCCACCTCTTGTTTCAGACCGGCATGGGGTCAAACCCTGCCGTGTGCAACTTCCTTGTCGCCATCGGCAAGGATTTGGGTGAGGGGGGAGCCCCTTTGGGCAGGTCGGCACCCGAAGAACGCAGCCTAGAGGATAAGCTTTACACCACGATGAAAGATTAACCACGACAAATCCCGCCGAGTACCGTTGAGTGCCTAGGGTGCAAGGAGAAACAACCATGAGCACGATTGGCACCAACCTTACGTTGGCAGACTGGGCGAAGCGGAAGGACCCGGACGGGACCGTTGCCGACATCGTCGAGATACTCAACCAAACCAACGAAATCCTGAGCGATGCCGTATGGGTCGAAGGCAACCTGCCCACCGGACACAGGACAACCGTCCGCTCCGATCTGCCCGAACCGACGTGGCGCAAGCTGAACTACGGTGTCCAGCCCACCAAGTCCATCACGGCTCAAGTAGACGAGACCTGCGGTATGCTCGAAGACTACGGAGAGGTGGACAAGGCTTTGGCCGACCTGAACGGCAACACGAAAAAGTTTCGGCTGAGCGAGGACCGCGCACACCTGGAAGGAATGAACCAAGAGTTTGCGTCGGCTCTGTTTTATGCGGACACCGATACCGACCCGGAAAAAATTCTGGGGTTTGCGCCTCGGTACAACTCCCTGAGCGACACCAACGTGGTCAACTTCCGCGATACCGGCTCGACCTGTACCAGCATTTGGCTGGTGGTGTGGGACGAAAACCTTTGTCACATGATCTTCCCCAAGGGGAGCAAGGCCGGCCTTCTGGCCAGGGATTTGGGCGAGGTTACCCTGACTGACGCCAATGGGGGGCGCTACCAGGGATACCGCACGCACTATCGGTGGTATTGGGGCCTGGCCCTCCGCGATTGGCGCTATGTGGTTCGCATCGCCAACATTGATGTCAGCGACTTTACCTCCGACCAGCTTCGCAAGGCCATGATTGACGCACTCTACAAGGTGCCCAACCTGCGGATGGGCCGTCCCGCTTTTTATTGTAACAAGACCATTATGGCCGCCCTGTCCAAGGAGGCCGAGGAAAAATCCAATGTGGCGTTGAAGCTCGAAGAATGGGCAGGCAAGCGGATCACTTCTTTCTGGGGCGTTCCCCTCCGACAGTGTGATGCGATCCTGAACACGGAGACCGCCATAAGCTAACCGACAACCAGGGGGCTTTGGCCCCCTGACGAATAGGAGAAAAACCATGTTTATTGATGCTGATTTGGAATTCTCTACCGAACAAGCCATCACGGCGAGCGCGGTCAGCGAAAACATCGTCAACGCAGGGGCGGCCAACCGCTTGGGAGGCTCCAAAATCCACGCATTCGTGGACGGCGAGGATTTTACCCTGTTGACCTCGCTTTCTGTGAGTCTCAAGTCCGCCTCCACCGCCGCCGGTGTTGCGGCCGGGACCACCCACTGGACATCCGGGGCCGTGGCTGCGGCCACCCTCGTGGATGGCTATGTCTTCGACCTCCCGGACATCCCGAGGGAGCACGGCCAGTACCTGGGCCTGTATTACACCGTGACCGGGGACAATCCGGACGCGGGCAAAATCTCGGGTGGAATCATTCTGGACCGTCAGACCGCCGGAGGCGAATAATTCAACCAGGGGCCGGGCCGCCCCGGCCCCTGATAAAAGGACAGGACAATGAAATACGTCTGTATCCAAAAGTGTTTTACTTTCACGCCGAACCATCCGGCAAATGCCCGCCTGTACAAGG